ATTAGAATAAAATCTCCAGCTGGTAATAATCAGAATAGTAATGCTGCAGAAGGTGGAAGTAGTGGTACTGACAAAGGTCATGTCAGATTATATTGGATGTAGGAGGAATTACAATGAAAGTAAAAGTAGTAACACATGATGCAATTACAGGTAAAACTGTAGAAAAAGAAGAAGACATAACTCCTAAAACTTATCCAGAGCAAGAGCTTAAGGTATTAAGATATGCAAGAAATGAATTATTAGCAGAAACAGATTATATGGTGTTAGCAGATACAGCAACAATAAGTGATGCTTGGAAAAAATATAGGCAAGAATTAAGAGATATAACTAAAACATTTAAAAGCATGGGAGACAAAGATTTTAAGTTTCCAACAAAGCCAAAGGAGTAGGACATGCCATATATAGGGAAAGAGCCATTACATGGTGAATATATTAAATTAGATGCGATCACTACAAGTGCTACTGCGACTTACAATCTTTTGAGAAGTAGTGCAGCTTATAGTCCAGGAACAGCCGAGCAGTGTATCGTTAGTCTTAACGGAGTAACACAAGCTCCAGGAGATGCTTATACCATAAGTGGTAGTACAATAACATTTAGTGAAGCATTGACAAGTAGTGATGTTATTAATTATATATTAGTAATGGGTAATAACTTAGATACTGGTACACCTTCTGCTGGATCTGTTCAAGGAACACACTTAGCTAATACATTATTTAGAGATCCATTGAGAATAAATGATGCATCTATTGATGGTAATATCACAATAGCAAGCACAGAGAGAGCCATGGCAGCTGGAGATATTTCAGTGGCTAATGGTGTAACATTAACAGTTAACGGAGTATTGACCATTGTCTAGTAAATTATATGTGGACTCGATAGAGCCAAAAACAACAGGTGGTAGTATTACATTTCCTGAATCCTCTACTTTTAGTGGTACGAGTACTTTTAGTGGTACATCAAACTTTACTGGAACAGTTACAGGTGCTGGATCAGTTGTAAAAATATCTAGTGGAGCTCCAGCAGCTAGCACAAGTCATTTTGATATATCATTACCAACTACTGCTGGTCAGTATTCAAGATTATTATGGAATATTCGTGGTGTCAGAATGTCAACAGCACATGGTTTTGGATTAAGATTTCAAACACAAGGTGGAAGTGTAAGAGGAGGTGCAGATAGAACTGGTGGAGATTACTTTAACTATAACCTTGAAGAGCAACAAGGGTCAGCAGTAACTGGAGAAGATAATCCAAGTACAAACGCAATCAGAGCTTTTTATTATAATATGCCTCTGACTGATGATCCAGCTAAATATTGGAATGATTATGAGTATGTAATTAGTAATAATGAAACTGCAACTCTATGTACTAGAGCAAGATGGTTAGGAACTGGTGGATCTGATTACAGTGGAACAAATTATTTCATGTGGCGACAAGGACATGGTGGTGTTCAAACAGCCGAAGTTAATGATTTAATGAGGATATTCATGTGTGATTATGCCCAAACTACATTTACAGCTACGATGACACATGAAGGTTGGGAATTATATGGGGTGTTAAAATGAGTGGAATAATAACAGCAACAAATTTACAAACGAGTAATATAAAGAGTGCTACTGGTAATGCAGGGGCTACAATAGCTAGTAATGGAGACATGACTATGTCTGCAAGCAGAAAGCTATATGCTCCAGGACATATTGTACAAGTACAAAGTGATATATTAACAACATATTGGGCAAGTGGCACGAGTACAACTGCATGGGTAGATACTCCTTTAGAAGTAACAATTACACCTTCATCTACTTCATCTAAAATAATGATTACTGGAATGATTAATTTTAGTGGTGAAGCTGGAAGTCATGTTGACTTTAAAGTAGTTAGAGGTGGATCAGATATATTACTAACAACTTCAACTCTAGGCAATAGACAGGCATCACATATACATTATTATTGTGGAAGTAATGATGATGTTTATCAGATTATTCCAGGTCGTATAGAATTATTAGATTCACCATCTAGTACAAGTGCATTAACTTATACATTAAGAGCTGCTACTCCCCATAGTGCTGGTTATGCTGCATTGTTAAATCAAGTAGCTACAGATGCAGATCAAGCATATAATGCATATACAGTTTCAACTTTAACTTGCTGGGAGGTCGCTGGGTAATGACAAGTATATTAAAAGTAAATAACATACAGAGTAGTGCAAGTAATGCTGCAGCTACTATTGCAAGTAGTGGTGCAGTAACCTTTCCTCAGGCTGTTACATTCAGTGGTACAGTTACAGGAGATAATGGTACAACATTAACTAAAACAGCTGACATAGAGCCTTCTGGAAGTACAACTGCTACATTTACAAGTATACCTTCTGGGGTAAAGCATATTGCTGTAACTGGAACTGACTTGTCTATGTCAAGTGGTAGTGGTGTTCCAAATACTTACTATCTTTTACAAATAGGAACTGGAGGTGGTGTTAATACTACTGGTTATTATGGTGCAAGTTGTCAGCAAAATTCAGCTGGAACTGATGGTGTTGCTGTAAACACACAAGCTTGGGGTGGTAATGGATGGGTGTTATCTCATGCAACCTCTGCTAGTACAACCTTATATATTAAAGCTGATTTAAGATTAATAGATAGTGATGCAAATGTATGGGGATATAACATGATAAGTGCTATAAATGGTACTGGTATTCATTGGGGATCTGGAACTCATACTTTAAGTGGTGCATTAGATACATTAAGAGTATTAACGAAAAGTGGTTACACTTATGATGCTGGTAAAATTTCAATACAATATGAGTAGGAGAAAACATGGCTAAAGTAACAGAAGTAAATGTTGTTACAGGAAAACAAACAACAAGGGATATGACTGAATCTGAAGAAAAAGCTATTTCGGATGCAGTTCCTAGCGAATCAGCTCAATTAAGTATATTAAGACATGAAAGAAATATATTATTGAAAGAAACAGATTATATGGGATTATCAGATATAGCTATGTCTGCGAAATGGAAAACATATCGTCAAGAACTTAGAGATATAACTAAAACATTTAAAAGTATGGAAGACAAAGATTTTAAGTTTCCAACAAAGCCTGAGTAGGAGATTAGTATGGCACTTACAAAATTAAACTTCGGTGGGAAACAGCAAGCTCTTATCGCTGCTAATATACCCACAGTTACAGGAACTCAGATGCCTGCTGGTACTATTATTAAAACAGAGACTAAACCATTTTCAGCTTTTGGTAATATAGATATACCTACTGCTGGAACTTATGTAGATATAGCTGCAACTGAACAAACTTTTACTCGTTCAATCTCAACAAGTAAAATATTAGTTGTATATAATTTAAAAGCAAATGGGTATCAATATACTTATTTAAGATTAAATAGAAAAATTGGAAGTGGAAGTTATGCTGTAGTAGGCTCTGGAGCTAGTGGTACTCAAAATGGTAGAACTTCAGTAAGGCAAGTATTAGGAGAATTATATAATAATATATCTGTAAGTGCTATGGGATATGGTGTTCATTCCGATATATATCAGTATTTAGATACTTCTGCTTTAGGTTTAACAGACTCAGCAGATGCTATTTCTTATAAAATATCTGCTACATCAAATGCAAATGGAAATGACCTTTATCTAAATATAGACGGATATGATAATGCTATTGCTAATAGTACAACTGAATCATCAGTTACTTTCTACGAGATTAAGGTCTAATGAAGATGTCAATGAAACCTGAACTACAAGTACAGATGGAGCTTGATGCCCACGAAAAGGAGTGTGCCCTGAGATACGAACAAGTAAACGAAAAGTTAGCTGCATTAGATAAACGTATGTGGCGTATAGAAGCGATGTCTATGATTGGTACATTAGGTGTCGTGGCATTAGTAATAACAATTATTATGAAATGAGGTTTAAATCATATGGAAAAGCTTTCAAAGTTAATTGAAAAATTTTTAAGAAAATTTATTACGTTTAGAGAATCGCCAGCATTTCTAACTGGTAAAGGGAAAAAGAAAAATGGAATTAGTATTTGCTCTGATAACGTATCTAGGAGCTAATAAGATAGATGAAAGCTATTTTAAGAATATAGATAGCTGTTTCTATTTTGCAGAAAGAATAAATAGGAATATGCCAGTACCAACTGCCGAGGACGAGTTAAGATATACTGCTGTTTGTCAACCAAAAAAGGTGAATAAAGATAACAAAAAGGTGTATTAATGATTGATCCAATAACGATAAGTGCTGCTGTCGGCATAGCTAGTTCTGCTTTTAAGACTATTAAAGAAGGATTTGCAATAGGCAAAGATGTAGAGGGCATGACTAAGGATATTAGTCGATGGATGGGTGCAGTATCAGATGTTGATAATGCCGAGAAGATGGCTAAGAATCCTCCATTATTCAAGAAATTATTTTCTGCTGGATCAGTAGAGGAAGAAGCTATGGCTGCTTATATTGCTAAAAAGAAACTTGCTGAACAAAGACAAGAGCTAAAAACATGGCTTAATATGACTCAAGGTCCAGGAGCATATGATGATTTATTAGCTATGGAAGGTCGTATAAGAAAACAGAGACAAGAAGCAATATACAAACAACAACAGATGAGACAAAAGATACTTGAATGGATTGGTATATTTCTTATAATAGCCTTAGTAGGTGGATTGTTACTATTTGTAGCCGTTACATGGTCAAAAAAAGCTCATGCTGGAGATTATAAATATACACCAAAGACGTATACTAAACAACAACAGATTCATCAAGGTCTAATTACTAAAAAGAAATACACTACTTGCAGACTTAAAAAGATACTCAAGTCAAGACATACAGGTAAACAAGCTTGTATTTATCTAGGTGGAAATAAAACATATACTCTTATGTATGAAGATGTTTGTCCTAAAAGTTATAAATGTGTTTATAATCCACATAGTAAAGAACCTAATATAGATGATGTTATATCTAGTTTGAAAAATGCAGTCAAAAAATAAATCAGTATATAAAAGTAATGGATATCAGCTTGTCATAAAGGATATAGAAGGTGCTTTGTATAATAAAGGTAAGCTTGTATTTAAAGGAAATAGTAAATATGCTCTATCTTTCTTCCTGAGATATTGTGAAGATGGAGAGCTTAAAGATAAACTCAAAGCGAGGTTTGATAAATATGAAATTAGTAAACCACTTAAAGAAGATAAAAAAGAAAATAAACCAGTTGTTACAGAAACTAATAAACCAAATAAAAGAAATAAGAAAGTATAAGATATGTAAATGTGATTGTGATTGTAAAAAATAGGAGGACATATGTTAACAGCATTAATAGGACCAGTAAGTAATCTTCTAGGTAAGTTCATAGAAGATAAAGATATGAAGAATAAGTTGGCTCATGAAGTAGCTACTATGGCAGAGACACATGCTCAAGAGTTAGCCAAAGGACAACTAGCAATTAATAAAGAAGAAGCTAAACATAAGAATATATTTGTCGCTGGTTGGAGACCATTCATCGGCTGGACGTGTGGTATTGCTTTGTGTTGGCACTTTGTACTTGCTCCTGTAACTATATTTGTATGTGCCTATCTCAATGTAGTAATACCAGAGCTACCTACATTCGATATGGGAAGTCTTATGACAGTACTCATGGGTATGTTGGGTTTGGGTGGACTTAGAAGTTTTGAGAAATATAAAGGATTAACGAAATGATAGAATTAATAGTATTAGGAGTATCGAGTTTATTCTTTTACGAAAATGCAGATTACTTTTCAGTTGCTAAAAAACAATATGAAGAAGGTTATCATTTAGAGTATGTAGGGATAACAGAAGCTAACGATGAAGTTATATCTATACCTGTTAAAGCACCTAATAAAAAAGAATATATTATGTTTAGAATGAAATATTAAGAGAGGGATATATGAGCAGATTAATAGAGACATTAAGAAGACAAGAAGGTGTTAAGAATACACTATATAAATGCACTTCAGATAAGTGGACAATAGGTGTAGGAAGAAACTTAGAAGATGTAGGTTTATCTGATGAAGAAATAGACTACCTATTAGAGAACGATATTGAGAGGACAGAAGAATTATTAGACGAATACATGGATTGGTGGAGAGACTTAGACAGTATAAGACAAGAAGCCATGGTTAACTTTGTATTCAATGTAGGAATAGGTACTGCTCAGAAGTTTAAGAAGGCGATGACTGCATTAGAAGAACAAGATTACGACACTGCTGCTGATGAAATGATGGACTCAAATTGGAGTAAACAAGTAGGTCAAAGAGCAGTTGAAGTAACCGAAATGATTAGAACAGGTGAATATCAAGACTGACATATAACACGACCTTTAAGGGGGTTGCCCATCATTATCTTAAAGGAGTAAAATATGTTAAGAAATAGATTGTACGAAGGTCCAGATATGCCGATCTCAAAGGAAATAGATGAGATGAAATATCGTCAGAAAGGTGAATCATTTGATGAAAAGATAAAAAGAATAGCTCACACTTTAAGTGATAATGATGAGCATAAATTTAACCTAGAAGATGTTTTAGGTAATATGAGATTCCTTCCAGCAGGTAGAGTTCAATCAGCAATAGGCTCGAATAGAATTACTACTGCTTATAATTGTTTTGTATCTGGTGAAATAGAAGATAGCATGGATTGTATCATGCAAAGGGCTGGAGAAGCAGCAGAGACTATGCGTAGAGGAGGAGGAATTGGATACGACTTTAGTAAACTTAGACCAAGGGGTGATACTATTAAGTCTCTTGACAGTAAGTCTAGTGGTCCTATTTCATTTATGCAGGTCTTTGATGCTATATGTCAAACCATCGCTTCTAGTGGTCATAGACGAGGAGCACAAATGGGTGTACTTAGAGTTGACCACCCTGATATATTGGATTTTATTCGTGCTAAACGTAATAATGATAAGCTCACTGGTTTTAATGTATCAGTCGGAATTACAGATGCCTTTATGGAAGCTTTGGACAATGATACTGACTACGATCTTTACTTTAATGGTGATCATCGTGGCACTCTGTCGGCTAGAGAAGTTTGGGATGAGATAATGCAATCCACTTGGGATTGGGCAGAACCTGGAGTTTTATTTATTGATAGAATTAAAGAGATGAATAACCTATGGTATTGTGAAGAGATCAACGCAACTAATCCTTGTGGTGAACAACCTTTGCCAGCTTATGGTGCTTGTCTTCTTGGATCATTTAATCTGACTAAGTACTTGGAAACAAAGGGAAAATCTTGTTCATTTGATTTTAATCAATTCAAAAAAGATATACCTGAAGTTGTAAGAGCTATGGATAATGTCGTTGATAGAACTATTTATCCTCTGAAGGCTCAAGAAGATGAAGCCAAGAATAAAAGAAGAATGGGTCTAGGTGTTACAGGTCTGGCTAATGCTGGAGAAATACTTGGATATCCATATGCTTCAAAAGAATTTATGACATGGGCAGAAAAGGTCTTTGCTTGCTTAAGAGACCATTGTTATAAAGCATCTGCCATGTTAGCTAAAGAAAAAGGTGAGTTCCCACTATTTAGAAAAGAATATCTTAAGTCTAATTATATAAGAGCTTTGCCTGCTTCTATTCAATCGCTTATAAGACAGCATGGAATTCGTAATAGTCATCTGACTTCTATTGCTCCTACTGGAACTATAAGTATTATAGCAGATAATGTTAGTGGAGGAATTGAACCTGTATTTAATCACCATTTTGACAGAACTATACAAACATTTGAAGGACCAAAAGTTGAGTCCGTAAAAGATTATGCCTACTCAAAGGGAGTGGAAGGTCGTACTGCCAATGATATTAAAGTTACAGAGCATTTAGAGGTATTATTACTTGCTCAACATTATATTGACAGTGCTTGTTCTAAAACTTGTAATGTAGGAGATGATGTCTCTTATGAAGACTTTAAAAAGGTTTATGTTGATGCCTGGAAAGGTGGTGCGAAGGGTTGCACAACATTCAGGATTAGTGGTAAGCGATTCGGAATCTTTAACGAAACCATGGAAGAAGAAAAGAAGGATACAGATGAGATTAAGGAAACTGAAGAAGAAAAAGTAGAAGCTTGTTTCATTGATCCACAGACAGGTGTACGAGAGTGTGCTTAAAAAGAATTAAGGGAGAATTAGATGGCAGATAATGTGATTGATGTTACAGAAGTAGCCAAAATGGGTGTTATTAAAGACACCTCTCCTGTGGCTCTTGCCCCTAATATATTTACCGATGTTAGAAATGTTAGGTTTAAAGATAATGCTATTCGTAAAATGGAAGGTGAGTTATTACTTAATGATATAGCTACTGATTTATCTAATCCATTATCATTTGGAGAAGTAAGATATTTTGCTGTTTGGGAGAATCCTAATAGACAGCCTACTGGTTGTTATTATATTTGGGTTGTAGATTTATTAAGTAATAATGTTACTGTCGGTCAAAAGATTTATATACAAGATCATACAGGTACTAAAAGAGATATCACACCTTCAGGGTTAACGAATGGTTTTCAATTTACAACTACTGGATGGCAACATACTCTATTCTCTGGTGGTTTTGCTTTTATTATTAATAATGGTTTAGATAAACCTCATTATATATTAGACACTCCTGGGAATACAGATATTGCCAATATTGTTCTTGCAGAGCTTCCTGGGTGGGATAGCTACTATGCTGAACAAGAACCAATTAGTGCTACTTGGGAAACTGGTTTTAGAACTACATTTGATCTTGGTCAGAAAGTAGATTTCGCATTAAATAGTATTGAGGTAACAGTAGCTACTGCTGCTAGGACTGCAGAAGCAGGTAGTCCAGCAGGAACTAACACAACAAATACAACAACATTTGTTCCAGGAACTTTACCAGCATATGGAAGCTTACCTTCAGTAAATTCTACTAAGTTTCAAATATATACTGATACATCTACTAATACAACAGTATTACATATAGGTGGTTTGGTAGACGGAAATCTCGTTAAAGCATTTATTAAGTCTAGAAATGTAGTTACAGTAACTGCAGGTGTTGTAGAATCTTTCGGTGATTTATTAGTAGCTGGAAACCTTACAGAGAAAGATGGTAGTAATACTGTAAGAAGATTGTCAGGTGTTGTAAGAACATCTGATGTTGCAGTTGCAGGCTCTATTCCGAATAACTGGAATCCATTTGAATCTGGGGTAAATACATCAGATGAGTTTACTCTTGCAGAAACAAGTGTTATAAAAGATATGAAACCATTACAAGGTAATATGTATATATTTAGTAATGATAGTATTCATATGATGAAGCTTACAGGCAATATTAATTTACCAGTAGCATTTACCTCAGTAACAGACGAATATGGTTGTTTGACTAATGGTGGTGTTATAGAGTATGATGGAAAACTATTTGTTATAGGTCGAAATGATATTTATTTATTTGCTGGAAATCCAGGAGATATACAATCATTGGCTGACCAAAGGGTAAGAAGATATTTCTTTGATAATCTTAATCCAACTTACGAACAACAGCTATTTACTATTCTAAATCATAGAGAAAATGAAATATGGATTTGTTATCCTACTCTCGCTTCACTCGGTGGGGAATGTGATGAAGCTCTTATATGGAACTATAGAGATAATACTTGGACTATGAGAGATCTTAATAGTGTTACTTCAGGAGATGTTGGACCAGTCAAAGGTGGAGGAACTCCTACTGCTACATTAAAGATTACAGGTAACTCTGGTAACTTCGGTTATACTAACAGAGGTAAGAAAGAAGTACAGAGAGCCATAGTCAATGGTTATGCTGCCAAACAACACAGAGGTGTTAAAGAGAAACAAACTATTACTGTTGGTTCATTCAGTAACTTTACTGCTACTGGAGAGATAACTCTTACAGTTAATTTTCCTGATGGAACAAATGCTTATTCATTATTAAATGGAACATATAGTGTTACACTTATAAGAGATGAAATTAAAAGTCTTATAGATAATAATAGTTCTTGGACTACTGCAGATAGCTCGACTAATGCAGTCATATGTACAGCACCAGCTGTAGGTCCACAAGATGCTTATAGTATTACAATAGTGAGTAGTGGAACATTACCTACAGGTGTTACCAATGGTTCTTTTACTGTCGGTGAAACTAGACCTGGACTCGCTGCATCTACAAGTGAAGATGTATTGGTACTTACTCCACCCACAAACTTTGGTACTGCATTAAATGTTACTCTGACTGCAGGTTCAGGTAACTCAAATACATTTGATATTGATAGTGGTGTTGGATATAGTACTACTCCTCATATTACTCCTAATGAAATTGCTACATTAGTTTATAATGCATGGCAAGCTGGAGGTAATTCAGCTAACCAAGCAATATGGACATTGGCAAATCCTGGAGGAAGTAGTCCTAACTTAGATTTTACTGCAGTGGATAGACAAGCTGTTACAGGTACATTCTCTTATACAATAACACAAGGAACAACTCGAACTGGATATACAGGTGGACAAACACTTATTAGTAATGCAAGTGGCTCTGCCACAACCGAAGGTGTAACTCCTTTATTCGCCAGAGGAACTAGAGTAACAGTAACACTTAATGGTGGTACAGTTGTATTTGATAAACACTATGGTGAAGGTCCAGGGAGAATATTAGATAGTACATTTGTAAAAGCAGCTAATGATAATCATTTCGGATCTGTTACAGGATACGGAAGTACAACACTAGCTAATGTTAGGAATGATACCAATGATGCTGCATATAGAGCTTTATTCTATGATGCAGATAATCCTGATGCTTCTAAACCTAATGGTCTTTCAGTTGATATGACATTACATACTACAACAAATAATAGTGGTTCAACCAATATTGACTTGGCAGGCACAAATGTGTTGTTAGATATTTTAACAGAACTTAATACAAATGGGCTAATCAATATAACTAATGATAGTACAACAGATCCAACTACACTAACAATAACACCTAGTCAGTTCTCAAGTGATGCTAGTTATGTATTAACGTACAACCCATTCAGTGGAGAAACAGTAGCTGCCAAAGCTGCTCCTTCAGCTTCGAGTATCCACTCAGCTACAGAAGGAAATACAGTGGCAGGATCTACACCTTCACAAGCAACTACAGCCACAACTATATCAACTACATTTGATATCGTAAGACCTTGGCAAAGTACAGATATTAACCCAAGTAAAATATTTCCTATATTTGCACAAAGTGGTTATAGTAGTGGAACATTATTTAATAGAATAAGAGTAGCAGATTTAACCTATGAATTTGCTGGAACTGATTATGTCTCTTATTTTGAAAAAGAACAAATGAATATCAGTCCTACATTCGACACTGAACAGATTGATAAAATATCTCTGTGGGCAGATGGAGGAACAGTAACAACAGTCGGTGGTGATCCTCAAAGAGCAACCCTAAGGGTGAGAGCTAGAGGAACTAATTATTCTGGTGAGAATCCTTATCTAACTACTGCTGAAGATAATACACAAACTAATGCCAAGAGAAATAAATTAGTTGTGAATGATTTTACAGTTGCATCTTCACATAAAATGGATACTAGAATAAAAGGAAGATTCATTAATTACAGAGTAGATGATGCTAATGCAAACAACACTGCTGGAAATGATAAGGCTTGGAATGTATCTGGATTACAGATGACTGTAGCTAAAGGAGGAGTTAAGTAATGGCTATTAATAATCCTCCTATTACAGAGAATGCAACTCTTAATCTTACTTTGTTTGAATTAGTACAAGAAGTTAATCTTCTTCAACAACAGCATTTAAAGTTACTACAGGATATAAGAGATGCTGCTGATTTAGCAGATTTAAAAGTAAGGATAGATCAAAAATGATAAAGAAACTTGAGGAAAATAATGTATTCGAAGCCATTCAGCTTATGGATATAGCGACAAAACAGAAATTTAGTCATAGTATAGTGGTTAAAAGGAATGAAGCACAATGGATTTCATTTTTAATTAGTATAATAAGAGAACAAAAGAAAGGAGATCCTAATTATCTTGCAATAGGTGAATACCAGAAAGATGAGTTAAGAGGTTTCATGTTAGCAAATACTTTTATTAATCATTATAATGATGAACCAATAATGGATGTCAAAGATTGTATAGTAGACTTTGAAAAGAGTACTCCGTATACAGTCATAAGGCTCTATGACTATATGATAGAACATACTCGTAAGCATAATGGGAAAAGGTGGAGAGCAGATTCTATTAGAAATCAAGAAGATACTTTAAAGTATACTAAGTTATTACAACATAAATACAATGCAGAATTATTTTATGCTGCACACGGAAATATAGGAGAGTAATATGGGTGGAGGTGGAGGCAGAACTTCAACTGCAACTGCAGGGATAGATCCAAAACAATATCCTGAAGTAATGGAAATGCTAAAGGCATCTAGAGACAGAACAAGAGAACAATTAAGTGGTAAAAGAGATATTGTAGCTCCTTTAACACAACAACAGCGAAGTGCTTTAGGTTCTCAGGAAGCATTAGCATATGATGCTCTTCATGGTAGGGGAATCTATGATGACAGTGAAATTAGAAAAAATGCTGCCAAGAATACCTTTGGATCTATGCAAAATCAATCATCAGCTGGAAAATCTTTAGGCTCAGCTAGGTCTGATATGGCAGCATATAGAGCTTTGCATGATTTAACTGATAAACAGCATGACAAGAGAATAGCCCAAGCTAGGGCAGGTCTAACCATGTTAGGTGATGTAGGATCTACCTACCACAAAGCACATCAGCAAGGATTAGACTCTCAAGGAATGGCTTTAGATCAATTCTTTAATAGAATAAATCAAGGTGCTCAGAAAACAACAACAACCACAGGGGGAGGTAAGTAATGTATCCCAATGAAGAAAAAGATACGCTAATAAAGTTAGCAGAAATGTATAAGGGAAATCCTAATCCTACAGGTAATCCTACACAAGCACCCTCTGCACCTCAATTAGAAAAAGGTATGGGTGGTCAGATGATGGATATGGCTAAACAGAGAGCTATGACAGGTACTTTAGATAAAGGTCAAGAAGGCTTAATGGAAGGATTAGGAGCATTAACTGCTGGACCAACTACTGCACAAACTGCTGGATTAAATGCGTTAGTTCCAGCAACTGGTGGTCTATCTCCAGGAGCAGCACAAGCTGTTATGGGTAATACATCATTGGCAGGTACGACAGGTGCTCAGTTAGCTAGTGGAGCAGCAGGATCTGGTGCTATGGCAGGTATGGCTACAGCTATGCCATATGTAGGTGCTGGAATACTTGCTGGAAAAGCTCTAGGACTATTTAATAGTGGTGGTCATGTTGGTCCATTGTCTCCTCAATATAATGCCGAAGGAACTACTGGTTTTGAAGGTATAACAGGAGGAATGCCTAGTCTTATGAAAATATTATTTGAACATAGAGCAAGAAATGAAGGAATAGATGGCGATATAAGAGCTGCCCAAGAAGCACAACGAAAACGAAATGAAATGTATGATGAATGGGATTATCAGATGTATGGCAACCCAGGTTGGGGTGGAGGCTATCATAATACAGGATCTAGTGGTCCTATACCACCAACACCAATGCCAAGACCACTTCTAGGTGATATGAATGAACTTCAAGGTCCAATGGTAGATCCATGGGCAGGCTCTAAAGTACGACCAGCGATTGATGGTGGTATGCCTGTTCAACCTATGCCAATGCCTATGCCAAGACCTCGTCAGATAGATATGGACATGGAAACACTTAGGAATGAATATATAAAATCATTAGGAGAATAATATGGCAATACCATATCAACCATCTTACCAAATACAACCGACACATGGTTTTAGATATGGAGCACAACCTCATGCAAATAATGTAGCTCCAACTTATGAAGTTCCAGCTTATGAAGCTCCTCCTTCAATCGATTCTTCTCCTACAAAAAATAAAACATTAGATAATAACAAAAGTGTAGTAAGTAACTTTGAAGGTAACGAAGATAGAGATAATAGTGCACTTTCAAATCAGTTGTCGTTAGATGCAGCACAAAGTGTGCAACCTAGAAATTACGATGCAGAAGAAAAGGGCATATTTAATCAAGGTCAAGTATATAGTCCTGAATTTTCATTAGGTGCTCTTATGCCTTTAGGAATGGGCAGTGGACCAGTATCCCCTACCACTGGATTTGGAAGTAAGGGTTCAATTAGTGGAAATACAGGTGGTATATTCGATGAGAAAGGTCGTAGCTATGATTCTATTACTGGTGCTTATAATCCTGAGTTTGCAAATGCAGCTTCATTTAGAAGCTATATGATGACTGATCCATTAGGAACTAAAGAGAATCCGTTACCTAATATTCTAGGCGATAGAGATAATGCCTTTAAGTATGAAAGAGATAAAACAGGAAAGAGAACTAACACCTCAGCTTCTGGTTTTGAATTTGCTATGGCGAATAGTCCTTTAAATGAAGGTGGATTAACGGAAGCTGAAAAGAATCTTATAGCTAAGAAGGTAGGTGTTGATCAGGGTATAGCTGAGAGTTCATTAGAAAACGATGGTCCTACAATAAAGGCTATTAGAGGAGAGGGATATATTGATGGAGTAGCACCTAAAGGTTCTCAGTTTAGTAGTACAGGAAAATTTTCCACTGAAAAACGAAATCTTAATGATTTAGTAGGTAGCACTACAAATAACTCAAGTTATAATAGTGATGAAGATAGTAGTTATGAGACTAGTGGATATTCAAGCAGTATAGATACAGGTGGTTTTAGCAAAGGTGGTCGTGTAGGTTATCTTAGTCAAGGTGGTCTTGTACAGGCTGGAGGTAAATAATAATGTATAGTGATAAATTAAAAAAGTTTATATCAAAAGATAGATGGGGTAACTCATTAACATATGAGTTCGATGTTCCACCTATGGAAGATGCTATCCCACCAGCATTTCAACCTGGACCTAAAGGAACGGATACAGTTCCAGCATGGTTAACTCCAGGAGAGAATGTTGTTAATGCAGAAGCTTCTAGAAAGTTTCAGCCAATGATAGATAAGATGAATGAATATGGTAGACAAGTTCAGCAATCACAGGGTGGACCAATTCCTACTTATGAGTCAGATGGGGATAAAATAGAAGGTAAGCCAGCAGGTAAAGATATTAGTATGAAAACAGTTACAGATAAGAAAGTTTATGAAACACCTGAAGGGTATAAAATGTCTGAACAAAGAATTACTGTCGGTGATAATACTCATGGATATGGTCATGTACCTAGTATATATGAGGGTATGATTTATGAGCCTAGAGATGTAAAAAGAATGGTATACGAGGGAACAGTACCTCCTCCTGATATGAGATTTAATACTCGATCTGAGGCAGACCATTATGCAAAACTTAATAGTCAAAATTTATTAAACTTCAGAGATGATGCTGCTTATGCTTATCCTATGTATAATAATACAGGTGGTGTTGTTATTGATGATGCCTTATTAGATGCTCTTATGAAGGTAGAATCAGGTGGAGATGTAAATGCAGAATCAGAGGCAGGGGCTATTGGTCCATATCAAATTATGGATGCAACAGCACAACAGCCTGGATATGGAGTAACTCCAATAGCATTAGCAGATAGAACTGATCCTACTAAATCTAGAGAATTTGCTAGACAGTATCTTCAGGGTATCGCAAGAAAACACCCTGAATTTAATAGAGACCAAGTGTTACAAGCCTATCATTCAGGTGCTGGTAATGTCCTTAAATCAATAGGTGGTGTAGAAGACCTAGGACCACGAGGTCAAGCTTATGCTGGAAAGGTAAATAATGCTATGAAAAAAGCTGATAGTGGATGGTCATTCCCTAGTTTTATTTCAACAGCTTCAGCATCTACACTAGATAATGAGAATAAGGAAGTACCTGAAGAAAGTAGTTGGTTAGATTCAGTAAAGAAAAAGTTTGATGAAACATTTCCTTCAATAGCTAATGATCCTACAATACAAAAAGCAAGAATTAAAACTGAAAGAAAGGAAGCTAAAGAAGATGCAACTATTGCTAAAAAAGGTACTCTCTTTTTAGACGGATTAGACGATGCTGAAGAAGAATTAAATGAATTTAAAAAAGAAGTAAAGAAAAAGGGTTTTAATGTAACACAACTTGATGTTGATAAATTAAAAGACTTAACAAAGAAAAGAGATGATCTTAAACTTATCTATGATGAAAAAGCTAAAAAGCTTGAAGAAGTTAATAAGCCTACTGATTTTGAAAAAGCTGCTAAAGAAAAAATAGATACGATATTAGGTACAAAAGTAGCTAAAGATGTAGTTGAAGCTACAAGCATAGTAGGGGATGACCCTAGTGGTGGAACTGAAGTTGCTGAGATGGCTAAGCAAGATGAAAATACTTTAATGAATAAAGGATTAGCATTAGGTAAAGAAGCCTTAAGTACAGTTGGTGGTTGGTTTGAATCAATGTTTAAGGAAATGTTTAGTGGACCTGAGTTAGCTCGTATGGCAGTAATATATGCTGGATCTAGAGCTATGGGATATAGTCATGGTGGTTCTTTAAATTATTCTATGAAAAATTATCTCACAAGAGTAGATAGTGCTCTCGCCCAGCGAAAGAAGGATGGTGCTAGTAAAAGGTTTATTGATAATTATGAATCTGGCTCGATTCAAAAGTGGATAGAGTCTGGTGATATGAATGATCTTAAATCTAGAGGAACTAAATCACCTATTAAAATGAGTGGTAAGGGTTATCTCAGAGGTTATGGACAAGTTACTTTATTTGATAATAAAGACGGAGTTCAATTAGCTCAGGTAGGAGGTAAATATATTGAAGTATCTAAACTACCAATAGAACAATGGGATGATAAGACTCATGGTGATGTTGCAGTTTCTAATAGATTTAATGACATTGAGAAAAACTTTTTATCTGATTTAAATGAAGGATTAGATAAAGATGATGATGAGTTTGTACCAAGAGAACTTACTGGTGCAAGAGTAAATAAAATCTATAGAGATATATTAAGAAGAAATGGTGTATCACTAAATGAAGCTCCTCAAACAGAAATAGCAATGCAAGAAGCTATTAAAGATTATTATACTGCTATAAAACAATGGAAGAAAGATGGTAAACCTGAAAAAGGAAAACCTCAATCTGTAGAAGCATTTATTAATAGAAAAATATTTACACCACTTACAGGTGTTCCTCAAGCTGCTATTGCTGGTGCTTCTGTTTCTAACCTTAATAAGCTTTCTAATATGATAAGAGACGATATGGATAATAAAAATCCACAATCTACTAAGTATAGAGAGGAGTTTAAAGATAGTTGGCAAGCAGTATTAGATGCTTATAGAAAATTACCTAAAGAAGAACAAGACAAATATGTTAGACAAGGAGCAGATACTGAAGGACATACTGCATTTACGCTTTTCTTTCAAGATAAAGGTATAGATGGTATTGAAGCAATATTAAAAGGCTAAATTGATCCCTAGAGATTCTAACACACCCTTATAGGGGAGAATCCCTAGGGATACTTTATTTATAGGAGACTTAAATGGCAGACATAACAACAGATGATGGTAGACAATTTAATCTAATAGATGCCGATACTATTACAGATGGATCTACTAATTATCGTATAGAAGGCTATAATGCTCCTGAAGTATCTAAAGTACTTCCTGATGAAGAAAAAGGATTACGATTTATAAGAGGTCAATTAGGTGGTGATGAAACTACTAATGCAGTAAAAAGGATTATTGAATCTGGTGGATTTAATAAAATAGAAGATTCAGGCTATACTGATTCCTATGGTCGTAAACGAATAAGAATTAAAAATGAATTTGGTCAAGACTTAACTAATACCTTATATGAGTCAGGTGCTATTGATATTAATTTATTTACAGATAAAGAGGGAATAGATGCTGTAGATAGAGGTCGATTACAAAAGGAATTAACTGGTAAAAGAGTACATGAAGAAATAGTTAATGACGAATTAAGTGGTATTAAGACTAAACCAGTTACATTTAAAGATATAGCAAGTAACGAAAAAGATTATGCTAATGCAGTAATGGAAGTTGTAGCTGAACAACGAGGTCTTGATTTAACTAATGATGATGATATAAGAAAGGCAATAGAAATAACTCAATCAGGAGTTTATGATACTCGTAGTGTTCCCTTCGATGGTGTTGCTTTTAGAAAGCTTGATAGAACAGTAGAGAATGTAGCTAAGAATCAATTTGGTGCTGCGTGGAATCAAGGTTGGCAGGGAATGTCTACTGGTTTAGCAGGCTTTTCCGAATTGTTTGGTGTTGGTTTAGGTAGTGATACAATAAAAAACTGGGGAGCAGATAAAGTTGATATTGCTAAAAGAGATTTATTAGAATTACCAGAATTAAAGAACATAGACTATAGAGATGTAGATGGTTTATGGGATGGTATTCAATTTATGACTAACAACTTAGCTATGTCTGCACCTTATCTTATTACATTAATAGGTGGTACAGCATTAGCTCCATTTACAGGAGGAGCATCTGCTTATTTGGCATATGGTTCTGTTGGTGGTTCTTATGCAGGTCAGGTTTGGAATGATATTAAAGGTCCAAAAGGTAGACCTGAAGCAGCTGGTTCTTTATTAGCTGGAATAGGAATGGCTACCCTTGATAGATTAGGTCTTATGGGTATATTAAAGCCTTCTCAAATATTACATAAACAAGGTCGATTAGAAGTAGCTAAAGAATTAAGAAGATTAAACCCTAAACTGGGTTATAGTGAAGCATTAGACAAAATAAGAGATGCAACCAAAGCAGAATTAAAAGAAGTTATTAAGGGTATAGGTAACTTTTCAGCAGCACATATAAATAATAGTCAGGTTCTTCGTGGATTACTTAAGGCTTCTGGAAGAGGTTTTGCTGCCGAGAGTATAACTGAAGCAGCACAAGAGGGATTAGGTTACTTATCATCTAAAACTATGTCTGAGGGTGGTCTCAAAGAAAACTTTAATCCTAATGAATTTCAAAATCTATTATTACAATCAGCTGTTGCTGGTGGTTCTCTTGGTTTTGGATTTGGTGGAGCTGGATCGCTAATAGATTATGGTGATAGATTCGCTATGAAGAAAGGTCTTGAGAGAGGTAAAGTAGATAAGCTTAGCGAAGAAGAGAGGGCTGCTCAGGAACTAGGGTATCAAGGAAAAATAGATGATTTTAAAGAAGAATTAAGATCAGACACAGAAAATATTAAACCTTCTTCAGGTGGAAGTAGGACAGCTAATATGGCTAAAGATGGTCAGATATCTGAGGGTGGTATATGGAATAAGATTAAAAATGTACCAACTTATTTTCCTAGGGTATATAGAGCATCTTCAATGATAGCATATCCTGTTGATTTACTTCGAAGATCAGAATCAGTAAGAAAACTAGCAGCATTAGTTGGTATGACTACTGGAAAAATGTATTCAGGAATTGATGTTCAAGGTGCTGAATCTCAAACTAGATCTTATTTAAAAGAAGTTATAAATCCTAAAAGAGTATTTAAAAGATTTGGGTTAAGAGATAGTGTTAGTAATTCCCAAAAGATATCTGATATGATAAGAAGATATATGAATGGAGATACTGATGGTATGTCAGATAAAGAGATATCAGCAATCCAAGCTACAATATTAGAGCTAAATGAATTTTCGGATAAGGAATATCTACTTAAGAATAATACTTATAAATCACAAGGTAAAAATAGAAAGGACTTAGATAAATTAAGTAATTACTGGTTAACTCATCAGAATTGGGATTGGTCAAAGGTAAGACAAAATAGAACTGAATGGTATTCTTGGATGAGAAAGCATACAAAGATGGATACAAAAGAATTAGATCAGTTGTATGATAAGATATCTAATAACGAAGATGCTACAGATTTTTCTGTTGTAGAAGGTGTTGAATACGTTCCTGGAAAGATTAAAGGTTCTACAGATAATTTATCTTCCCTACCTGGATTTGAAAAATTTGCTAATACTAATATATTACAAAATATGCTTACTCTTGCAGATCAAACTTCTAAATATGTTGCATATACAGATTACTTTGGAGCTGGAGGTAAATACATTGATAAGCTTTTAGAAGATATGTTAAATAAAGATAACTTAACTAAAGAAGAAGTTGAGCATGTTGCCTTACATACTAAAAATATTATTGATGCAGGTACAGGTAACTATAAAAGAATTAAGAGCAGGAAGTTAGCTGCAGTACAAAGGTCAGCTACTTTCTTTGCTACATTAATCGGATTACCTCTTTCAGCTATAAGCTCTTTTCCAGAATTTGTAATGATGATCTATCAGGCAAAAGATTTTGCAGAAGTTAGAGCTGGAATATTGAGTAGTATCAAAGAAATGAAATCTATTTTCAAAAAGATAGTTACTATGAAAGTACACCCTGCAATAGCTGATGTTCCCTTAGGTAATATCGATACAGAATCACAAGTTAGATTAACCAGAGGTGGCTTATTTAATGATGATGCTGCTATAGCTACACGATATGGGTTAGGCGAATCTGATATCAGTAAAGCTTGGTGGCAAAAGCAATTCTTTAAATGGACAGGTATAGCTGGAGTAACACAATTACAAAGAGCAATGGCAGCATCTTTAGTTACTAATTTTGTTGGAGATAGAATAAAAATATTATCTGCAAAGCCTAAAGGAGTTGATTACAATCAAGATCAATTAGATATTTATAGACAGCTAGTTGGACTAGGTGTTGATGTAGATAAACTCATAACCCTCTATCGTAAGTATAATAGTCCTATAATGTTTGATTATTTATTTAATGAAGATATAGTTAGAAAACAAAATAAGTTAGAGGCTGATGCAGATAGAGACTTAAGAGATATAGAAAATGAAATGAATAATGCAACTTGGCATTTTGTAAATGATAGAATACAAAATCCACAAGCATTTAATAGACCTTTATTTTATCAAGATCCACATTTTCAAATGTTTGTACAATTTAATGGATTTATATCTACCTTTACTTCTAATGTTGTTCCTAAGCTTTGGAATGATTACATTAGGAAAGGTAGTCCACGAATGAAGTATAATACATTTGCATTAATAGTTACTATGATGGCAGTCGGTGGTGCATCTCAATGGTTAAAAGACTTTATTAAGTTTGGGGGTAGTACTCCTTATTTATCTGATGCACAGTTACTTCAAAGAGCAATACAATCATCTGGTTTATTAGGTACAGGTGAAAGATTATTACAAGGAGCTTTACCTCTTTATAGAAGTAGAGATGAAAATTTTCTTGATAGACTATTCGGTGAAACAGTAGGTGGTGCTCCAACAATTAGAGCATTAGGTTCTGGAATAAAAGCAATAGGCTCTTTAGGTGAAGGAGATACTGATAGAGCAGTTGGTCATGCTACTAAACTATTACCTGGAATAGGTCCAATAACACCTGTAAGAAATATAATAAATGATGCGATACATGGAAAACCAATAGATCCGTATCCATTTGTAAAGGAGAATTAATATGGGAAAATTAACAGCTAGTAGAGATTTTTATGCTAGGAAACAAGAGCGAATAGCTGATGCACAGAAAAAACTTCAAGGTAAAAAAATAGCTGGTGATACTACTACTACTAGTGGAGCTACTAATGTAGCCGATGTTGCCGACAACCTCGCTGAAATAAAAATAAAGACACCTACTGAACAAATACAAGATCGAATACCTGTAGTAGAAGAAGGATCTACTGTACCACTCGGAACATATGAAGGTAGAGCAGAGATATTAGGTAAGATAGGCGAAGAGATTGATCCTGTTGCAACCCAAAAGAAAGCATTAGAATCAATAGGAGGAACTACAGTTGTAGAATCAGATGCTAAAGGCACGGATTTATATGGTGATGTTAGTACTGTTCCTGGACAAAAGAAAGTAGACTTATATAAAGAACAGTTAGCAGATGAAGCTCAAATGAGAATACCTCAAGATGAGCAAAGTGCAAAGCTCCTTGGTGAAATGGTAGATATAATTGCTTCAGAGGATTATGGAAGAAAACAAACATCAGAAGATGAAGAAACACCTCAGAGTTTATTTGGTGATATGTTAGATTTTGCTGCTAAAACAGTACAAACTGATCAAACAAAATTTAATTTATTTGGTAAGTTAGTAGATACCAGTACAGCTGGAAGCGAAGTAGATATTAATCCAATGAGTTTCTTACAAAAAAATTCAGATGAAATAAGTTATGCTCTTAAAGGAGTAGATAAACTTGATATGCTAGAAGATAGATCAGATATTAATTCTGGTATAAGACCTGAAGTAGGTCGTGCTGCCCTTATCGCTACTATATTAGAGTTAACTCATAGATTAAATCAACAAGCATCAGAAACTGATAAAGAGTTAAATGAAAGACAATATGAAAATGCAATGGATAGAATTAATATTGGTAAAGCTATTGGTTCAAGAATGGAAAGGCTATTATATCCAAGTGCAGATATTGATCCTAATAAACCATATACAGGTGAGAGTGAAGGCTTTGGTTATAAATATAGAACAACAGAAAGAGAAAGATCATTAGTAGGTCAAGCCTTTGCTCAAGGATTTGCTGATAGTCCTAATTTTAGTTTTATGGAATCACATTTTGTTAAGGCTAAAGGGGAAGATAAAGGTAAATGGACTTTTAGACCAGATAGAAAAGGAGATCAACAGCTATGGGCAATAAGAAGAGCCTTAAGAGATGTTTTAGGTTTAAAAGATTATACTAAACCTGTCTCTCTTGTACCTACTACTAAGGAAGGAAGACTAATAGGAGAAGGAGCATTTGACCAGAAGCAAATAACTTCTCAGGTATTACCAAATGAATTACCTCCGATAGCAAAGAAAGCTATCCAAAAGTTAGGTAGAGTAGGTCATACTACATCACCTCATAAGATACTTTTAATGTCAGGTATGTTAAATTCTAATAACCCTTTCTTGATGAAAGTAAGGAAGGCTGATACTGCTTATTATCAAAAGAAAAAGAAAGAATTCCTAGATGAATATACAGCTAGAGCAGCAAATGATCCTGATTTTATACCTCAAGAGTTAGGAGACTTTGATACATTTGAACAGGCAGCTAATAAGCAAACCATAGAGATAATGGAAAGACATAAAGAGATGCGACAGTATACTGTGATAGATGCTATAAATAGAATGGATCGTTCTTTCTTTTATGGTTATACTGCGATTAATAATTCTTCTCGACTTATGATAACTAATCAAGAGTTAAATTATCAAGCAGATAAGGTAGCTAGATTTTTAGTTGATGGAGCTAAACCAGTTATCTTTAAGAAGAATACTAATTCAGATTTAGAAATGTCGTCAGAGGGTTTTATGGGGGTTATTGCGAGGTGTGTAATACCTGAAGCTGGAAAGATGCCACCTGAAAGACAAGTAGCTTTATTATTACAGGATTTAAGCGATCCTGCAGGTAGTAAATACTTAAAACTCGGTAGAGAATTACTAGAGTATACTCAAAATAATAGTGGTTATATAGGAGCTGTAAGAGGTACTAAGCAAGCGAAAGATTACGCAGCTACCTATGAAGGTCTTAGGTCGGTAACTCCTTTAGAGCTTAGTCCAGAGTTAACTGAATACCTTCAAGATATGGGTAAAGATGAATTCTATTTTGCGATGGATGCATTACACGAATTAGCAAGATGGGATGCCACACCTACTGGGGCTGAATTTAAAACTAGAGTTAAAGCTGAGGCAGATGGTAATGCCAATGGAGCTACTATATTAGCAACCCAGATGGGTGTTAAAAATATTATGGAAAAAGGAGGAGTATTATATAGTAAAAAGAGAATAAAATACTTAGCCCAAGGTCTTTCTCATTCTGAAATAGAAGAAATTGAAAAGGATATTAGAGATGATGTATATACTCATATGCAAGCATTACCTGAAATATCTAAAGATCCTAAAAAATGGGATATGATTCTTCAACAAATAAAAAAGGCTGGCAAAGTAAAAGAGTTAATGAAACAGCCTATTATGACTTCTATTTATGGTAAAGACCCTAGATTTCATAGTGATACTGCAAGAAAATTTATTGTAGATAATCCAGAATATTTTGCTTCATTTGATAGTCAAGCTCAAGCTGAAAAAGAACTAACAAAGATGTTAGAACACGCATTAGTAACAGGGTTAGGAGGTGCATTAGAACACGCAGCAATAGCAAAAAGATTAGGAAGAGCATTTAACTTTGCTAATAGAATAGCAATGGTTGAAGGTCCAAATGGATTTATGAGTCAAGCTGGAGGTTACGAGTATATTGAGGATACTCCAGAGCCAACTGCCTTTGATTTTGTTATAGAAGGTATGACAGATGAAAATACTGGTCAAATAATAAGACGAAAGATGGATATAACCACTATGCAGAGGGTTGCTAGTGCTCAGGCAAGGGCAGGTGGAGTTAAGCTTGATACAGGTTTTAAGAGTATTACTGATAGTGGAAGTAAACTTAGAAATCAAATTGCAGTTAATAGTACTCAAAATATAGATGCCTCTGTAGCCCAACAAACAACTGTAGATATTCTTACTGAAGATAAAGATGCAACCTTTATGCAGATATATGATGCATTTATGGGTGATGCTGCTTCATTTGGAAAGATTAGAAAACAAGCTAATAAAAACTTTGACGAAATAAATTCGTCATATGAATTAGTTCAAAAAGAAATTGAATCATTTGAAAGATTAATTAAAGAAATAGGTGAAGATGTAGGGAAAAAGAAAGCAAGAGGGGAAATGTATGATATTGGATTGGAAGGTGATTATAGGTCTTTAGGAGACTTTGTATTAAATCCAAGTAGAATTATTATGAGGGATATGCCTGAGAATACTCCAGCTCAACAAGATGCAAAAGAAAAAGCTTTAAGAGATGTTAAATCTCTAAAATTAAGGGGTATTGCTAGAGACTTCGGAATTTCTTTACCAGCAGGTAAAAGAGAAGTCCGAGGTAAGGATATGAAGGCATATGATTTTAACGAACAAAAGAAGATATTAATACCCCCTGATTTATATTTAGAATTTATTAAATACGCATTTAAAGCTTTAAATATTGAAAGTGATTTGAGAAATTTCTTATCCACTATAAGGAAAAGAAAATCTGATTTATACTTTAATGAAATACTTCCAGAAAAGAGATGGGCTGGTATGCAGTACTCCTAGAGTACTAGCCCATTAGCCTTAGCTGCTTGCATAGCTTTAGATCTCTGTTTATCAGCCATGTGTCTAGCTTTGCTTTCACTCATGCCTTCTGAAACATATCCAGCCATATTTTGAGCATGAACCATATCTAACATAGCTCTATTAAACCCTTCTTTCTCTATTAAATCTTCAGATATACCGAATTCAGTGAATTCAAGGTCTTTAAAGTTTTGTCCTGTCTGTGCTAACCAATTTTTATCTGCCATAGTAACCTCCTTAGCAAAAGAAGTAATCCGATTTGGATACTTCGGTTATATTTAATCCTCCTATGAGTGGTTGAACCCCACTATATCCTCTTCCGAAGGGTATACTCTCATAAAAGTTTTCTTTATCATACATCTCTATGAATACTTCTCTGGCTTTCACCATAAGATCTTCTATATCAGTTGCATGACCATTAAATGAATCGTGTACTGCTGCGAAATCATTATCCCATTTAGATACTACCAGAGCTAAGTGAGCAGCATCTTTACTGTGAACGAAGTTAGGACTAATCCCACACATAAACCCTCGTCTATCTGGTATATCTGTCTTCTCTCTTATCACATGCTTAAATCTTATCTCACCTTCTGGTGTATTAAATCCATAACAATCTATCTTAGCAGGTCTAGTTCTGTAACATTCGTATATTACAGGGAAGCCTGATTCTGTCTCCCATTCAATTCCTCTACCTCTATCTGTACCATAAGTACGATACCAATTAAGTATCTCTTGATCGGCAAGTCGCTGTAGGTATCGCATAGTATCTAAAGGTCCAGGGCATACATCTTGTATTGCTCGTATAACTTGATGAGCTAACTCATCGCAATCCCATGTATTAATATTATAATCACTGGTATAACCATACTGATAACAATCGCTATACATAGACTCAGACATTTTCTTTTGTCCACAGCTATAAGCTCTAGTCATAGCTCCTCTCTTAGCGATACCCTTCCTTATATGCTTCATTGGTATATTTCTTTCTGCAAACCAATCAGGCATCCTCTCACATACTCTTTTAGCTACTCTTACATAGAAATCATTTGGTATTTCAGTAGGTATAAGACCAACTAATTCTCCAGTTAACCTATCCTTAGACATAGCACCTAAATGTTGCCAACCATTATTAGCACCATCAATAGGCACAGGTAATTGAATCCTGTAATCGTCTTTATCCCTCCAAAACTTAAACCACTCTATACAACAAGCAAGGAAAGCTATTTTCTTTTCGGCATCTTCAGATATGATCTTCATCTCACCTAGCTCAAGTATACTATCCATATTCTTTTGAGTCCACATAGCTCTGTCTTCTAGTGTCATTTTATCTACAGATATACTATCTAATTCTTCTTTCTCAAGAGCCTCTTTATAATCAGTAGTTACCCATTCAGGTATCTGGTCAATAGGGTATGACTGATTAAATGAACATGAAGTATGTACTGCTAACCAGAAGTTCGCTGTCTCATCGAAGGGTTTACCTTTGGCGAATAGTAATTGACTACGAGCTATATCAGCACCTTGAAAGTTAAAGAATGGCTCACTATAGTATAGTCTACCTCTATAGTCTGCATCGACATAGAAACTAAATTCTTTATCTAACCATTTCTCTGCAGCAGCCATGACCTCTTTAATCTCTCTATTCTTTGAAGCCTGTCTTTGATACATCTTATCATTCTCTTTCTTATCATCACCATCGTATATTTCATGCTTAACAAACATAGCCCAATGATTATTAATAGCTTCATGTACATCTTTATTAACTATAAATCTAGTGGACTGTAAGTTATTAATAGCTTTTACGAATGGCTTATCAAGACACTTAAGGAACTTATATTCTTTAGACTTATCCCAAGTCTTAATAATAGGTCTACCATTATTCTGAAACAGAGTAGTTACTAAGGGAATAGGTGTAGCACTGATACAGGTAGTCTTACCTGAAAATGCATCTAACTCACCCCATTTATCTGTAGCATGAATTGTAACTGGCTTTCTACTTCTCATATGACCTACTGATATTGTTATATAACCACACATAACAAAACCTTCAATGACTAAATCACCTACTCTCACATGGTCTCTGAAGTTTACATTATTACTATCCCACCCCTCAACTATATACTTGCCTATAGCCATTGAAGCTTGAGTAATAGCTGTCTCGCCTTCTACTTTATTTCGTTTAAAACATCTCTGTATAACTTTTCTTGCATGATTTATTATATCATCAATTAAAAAGTCTAGCATATCGACCCCATCGGAGTCAATCATACGCATTAGTTGGAGGTTACGTCTAGGCTTTACACCTAAATCTTCACCTCTTATTTTCTCTAGTAAATATTTTCTTATGTCTTGCATATAGTCCTCTCTTTCTTTTGAAAACGCATTATAACATATTTTAATTTATTTCGCAAGTACTTTTATATTTATTTTTTCATTAAGGATTTTGAATCCTTCCATATCTTTCTCATACATTCGTCCAACCACAACATGGCTGATGCCAGACTGTAGGATAAGCTTAGCACACTCGATGCAAGGCGACATCGTACAGTAAAGGGTAGCACCCTCGCCATTGGTACTAGACTTAGCGAGCTTACATATAGCATTAGCTTCAGCATGAATAACAGTACGTAGTGTAGCACCAGTTGTAGGACTCTTGCAACTATTATCAAACCCAGAAGGAGTACCATTCCAACCCATTGAAATGATATTACCATCCTTGACAATAACTGCTCCAACTTTCGTATCAACATCATATGACATCTCCCCTACTCGTTTAGCGATATCCATATATAGGTTATCGTATCTCTTTTTCTTTCTCTCGTTCATTACCCTGATTCCTTTCATAAATCATTAGGGCTTCGTGGAGTGGTGGTATTCGACCTCCACCCTTTGAAGCATTATTCTGTATCTTTATCAGTTGTCTTCTTATCTTCTTGGACATTATCTT